ACCACAATGCGTGTCGCGTTCGGTGGGTTGTTTTCAGCAACCTTACCTTTAAACACGCGGCGTGGTTTGCCGAATTGTTGCAGGCGGTAGCCCAGGGAGATTTGACGCTTTGCTGCTGCTTTTGGCAATACAGCAAAAACGATATGTTTACCCCATACTGGAGCGATAACATCCGGCTGCCCTTGTTTGGCGGAGTTGTAAACAGCCTCACCGATAATAAGGCGCTCAACGTCCATTGAGTTAGCAAGCTCTTGCTGTTTTAGGCCACCAGCACGGTTGTGCTTGAAACCTAAGTTGTCGAGTAGGTCTGGGTGATAGCGGATTTTATTCCACACGTCCCAGGACATAATCGCAGCATTAGGAGCTTTACCAACGGCGTTATAAATAACAGAGCGTGCGTTTGAAAACCTCAACAATGGGTCAGAGTTTGCATAGTCGCTCAGTTGGTCAGTGCCAGAAAGTGTAACGTTTTGTGTAAGGTTGGCGGTATTGGTGATGGCGTCAGCCAGCCCCTTTTCCTTCTCCAGCCAGATTTTGTCCATTAGCTCCTGACAGGTGTCCTGCTCAGCGTTAAATGGTAGCTCAACGTTGGCCTTGTCTTCCTCAGTAACAACGTCCGTGAGGCCATGCTTTTCGATAGCATAGGTCTGTGTGGCGTATGTCCGGGTGTCAACTTCTGGATATTTGTTTTTGCCCACCGTTAGGGTTGTGTCGATGCGCAGGTGGCTATTGCCATAATCCGCAAGGGTTCCCGTGGTTTGCTTAACGTTGATAAGGGGTAAAATCACCTCCGATATGTACCCTTGTGGTGTAATCCGGTTACTTACTCCGGTAAGATATTTATTAACCTGTGCAACTTCTTGGGGCATGAGATTAACTCCTCGTTTTAGATTGTTGTTTTACCTATTAAAACCAAACAGGTTAAAAATATTATTTCTTATTTTACTAAACTGTGTTAGCGACCCGATCCATGTACACGACCACGTTGAAAACGTCGTTATCAACAGCGCTTTCAAGTGCCTGGGCGCAAATGTTCTCAGCAGCGCCGGTGGCAACAACAACGTCACCGTTGGCATCCGTTTCCAGTAGATCACCTGCAGTGATTGTGCCGCCCGCGATAGCCAAAGCCCCGCCACCTACGCCAGCAATTGAGCAGACAGCGCCAGAAATAGGAGCGTTTGCCAGGAAACCCAACACGTTAGCGGCGGCTCCTGCGACAGCGATAGTGCCGCTTGAGTTGATAACAACCGCTTTGTTTTGCTTCGTAGACAGGTCAGCAGACGCGGCCAGGTTAGTAAATAAATTTTGTGATGCTCTTGATCCCATAATGGTACCCTCTATTTAAAATGTTTTCTTTTTATGTCACCGACACGGATGTCGGTAGCATGCCTCAAACTACCGTGGCTACTGCGTCTACTACTCGCCGTATGCGACTTTCATTAATGATGGATTTTCATTGCCCACCGCTTTTGAGGCCTCGTGTAAGGAGATATCCTCTTTTTCAGCGCGCTTTTCAGCCAGAGCGAAGATTTCAGCCAAAGCCTTGTCCTGCTCGGCTTCTTCGGTTTTGCTGCTGCCACCTTGACCATCGCCTTGCTCGGCTAGGTTTACGTTAACAGCGTTCTCAGCAAACTTTGCCATATCATCACCCATATAAGCTTCGCGTTGCCCTTCAACGGCCTTGCCATCTGCAAGCATCGCATCAAACTTAGCTGTTTTTTCAGCTTTAGCATTTACGGCCTGGAGGGCTGCAATGTCGCCGTGCAACTTAACGCGCTCTTTTTCGTTTTCGGATAGCTTGGCCTCAGCGTCTTCTTTCGCCTTCTTGTCAGCCTTAGCGTCCTCCGCCAGCTTCAGCTTTTCAGCTTTGGCCTTTGCATCGTCCTTGTCGTCGGAAAGTTCCACCCCTAATTCTTTAGCAAGGGCGGCTTTATCCTCGTCGGATAATTTGGCATTTTTGATGTCTTCCATCAGTTTCTTAATAGGCATAATTTCGTCCTCGTTTTTAGGGTTGTTTAGAAATTCTTTTAATTCTGCGAGTTGTTCTTGGTTACATTCCGATAGCAAAGCCTTCATATCCCTAACAAATGGCCTGTTAGTAAGCCCAGCACCGAACAAAACAACACCATGTTTCTTGCCAGTTTCGTTGTCTTTGTAGCCCATACTGAACTCGGCGGACAAATATTTCAACTCTTTTCCTAAAATCATCGTCTTAGCGTTTTCTGTCCAGTCCACCTTTATCCAAAGGGATTGGTCGTTATCGCGTAGCTCAATGCCTGTAATCCAGCCCGCCGCTTTACCGCCTGATTCGTGGAAGTAGTCGACTGCAAGCTTACCACGTCTGACGTCGCTATCAAAGTTGAGTTTCATTTCACGCAACATTCCGGCGGTGATAGCCAGCTTCCGGCCTGCATAATCAAAGTTTCCAGTCCTTAACAACTGGACAACGCCGATTTCTTTTTGTGTAATCTCTTCAAAAGTTAGATGCATTTTATACCTAAAAAGTTTTGGATTTTATAATTCTGGCAACCTTGGCCTCTGAGCCGGTAGGCGTTAGCCCTATGGGGTTTGTGGGCAATATTGTGTCCTGTCCCGTTAATTGCGCCGCTACCGTACTCTGACAATTATGGTGGTACGGTGGCAAGTCAGCCGTTTTATACTCCTCCTTTGAAAATACACGACCGGCGAGCTCTACGCAAATTGCAGCTTGCGGGTCGGGGTTTACTATCACAAAAGATTCTATTTCTTCAAACACTTCCTCCGTCTGAAATACGGCGTTACGGGCTGTATTCACTGTGCCGGACACTATGTTTGTGGCTCCTGCAGCTAGGGAGCTACCACCAACGTATTTATCGCGTGCGGCGCGCATATCAGCAATCACTCTATCCACACTATCGGTGGTATCGAGCTTCTGGCTGGCAATAAAGAACATGTTTTTTCGTAAATCCGAGTCCTGCAGCTCGACAATTTCTTGCAGCTCCACCCGTAATTTTTCCCGGGAGGCAACAGGAACGTTTTTCAATATGTCGTTAGCTTCATCAAATTTGACAGTTGCGCGCATACCCTGCCCCTTTAATTCAGCCAGCACGTCGTTTACCGCTGTTGCTGAGGTTTGGGCGAGCAATAGCTCTAGGTCTTTTTTATATTCGGCCTGGCCGGGGATGAGTTGGGACTGCAAAAGCGCCCTTTGCTTTCCTGGGTTATCGGTGGATTTCAAGTCCCTTTCGGCATGTTTTAGGTATAAGTCGCTCCGCTCCTCCAGGGCCATTTGCATAATTGTCCTGGTCACTTTCGCCTGGCTATCAATGAAAGCAACCGGGTTGCGCTCATTCATAAAAAATTGCTCTGCGAATTTGCGCACTTCCGGTTTTGCCCCCGCCTTTGCGGCATTCTTTGAGGCCTCTTTTATAGCGTCGTTTTCCTTCTTTTCGTCCTCGGCCCGCTGTTTGTCCTTATCTTCCTGGGTGCGGATAGGGAAAGAAAAGTCACGGTTTAGGGCGTCCTCTAGCTGGTCGCTTGGCTGTATGAGGCCGACTTTGGTTAACATAGCGGCTATTTCAGCCTTCTCCTTGCCAGCCTTGTCGTTTATGCCTGTGACCTTAAGTTGTGGCATTACAGCGCGCGCGCCGAACTTGGCTTTCACGATATTAGGCAACACCTTATAATTGAGGCCTTCAGCGATTTGGTTTGCGTATATTTGTATGCCACCCAGAAAAATATCGGACAAATCAGATCCCAGAGAATACGACCCGCCACCGCTTTTGCCGCCCATGCCCAGCTCCATGAAATTGGCGAGCCACGCCTTTGCCATGCGTTTGTCCTCGCTTTCAATGGCCTTGTCTAGCTTTTCCGGGTCGTGCTTTAGGTCGAACACGTCCATTTCAAAGCCAGCCGGAATCATAAGGTAATTGCTTTGGTGCGAGGTAAATCGCTTCATTATGTTTTTGAATTTGGTGATCTGGTCGGTGTCGTCGGTCTTGCCCTCGCCCAAAGTACCAACCGGCACGCCAGTAGACCCACGCTCAACGCCGATAGCCTGCAATTTCAGATACAGATTTTTGCGCATCCAGTTGCCATATATAGGGCGCAACAGAGATATACCCTCGTAATTATCACCCTCTTTATTGGCCGAATACACCAGCAGGTTGCGCCCGGCAATTTTTGCATCAACGTCCAAATCGCCGCCCATCCACTGCCGAATGTTGTCGATGCCGCCATTTTTCAGTAAATTCCACTCAAATATTGAGGTTTGGGCGCGAAACCCTAAATCCTGCAAGCCTAAATAACTGCCGTATGTGGGGTCGCTTCTAACAACTTTATGCACAACCTCAAACACGGAGTGCCCGAAGTCCAGCATGGACAAAGCCTCGGTTATAAAGTCCGGCCATGTTTTATGTTTGCTGCCATCAGCGTAGCCCATATCCTTGAAAAGCACGTGCTCCACAAACTTGGCTATGTCGCCCTCTTCGTCGCTATCGTCCACCGGATCAACGAACCACTTGCCGTTTACTATGGGGTTGCGAACGGAGCCGCGCAGCATGGTTATTTGCGCATCCGAGCGGCGCATTTCGTCAAATACTTTTATGCCCTCGGGCATTTCTAGGAATTTGTCCAGATACTCCTCTTGGAAGCCACCGCCGTATATTTCCGTCCCGCTACGCCCGTCCGGCGTCTGGTGAGCGACCACTCTATCGCTACCGGTAAAACCCTTAAAAAAGTTCTGGATTGCCTTGGCCATGCTGTTTTTACGCCTTTATTTTAATCATCATCAAAGAAGTCATCCGTTATGGTACCACTTTTCGGGGTAGATATCCAAGCGAGGAATTGCGTAGAGCTGTCAACTTGGTCATCATCGACGCCATTGTCAAACAATAAAAGCTCGTTTTCGTAATCCTCCAACCACGTGGCGCCCTCCTTGTGAAACACCTTTCCGGCCTCGTACTGGGGGGTGACAACGTGCGCCCGGGTTAACTTGTCACCCTCTGGGTCGATGGCCACAACGTTAAATGTGGACGAAGCCCGCAAGTCAGGAATCAGGGATTGTCCGGAGGCTTTGTCTTCAACCAGTATGGAAAAGAGCTGATGTCCGGCGTATAAATGTTTCCGCGTAGACCAATCATTTGCCAGCTCTTTTGCGACCTTCAACAATTTGGGATATAGCATTTTTTTCCGGTACACGTGCAACAGGTCGTAGCCAGTATCATGCACGCCCCAGATGGTGCAAACTGAGTAGTCATTGTGCTGGTCGGCTTTATAGGCGGTGTCCCAGGATTGTACAATCTGGGTGTATCTGCGCATTGTCCGGTAATATCGGAAAGTTGCCGATTTAAAGACGTTGCCCTCCCGGAGTGTTGGGTTTTGCTGGTACAGGGCTTCAAACATCATGTTGTTGATCTTTTTGCGCCGTAGCAGGAATTTAAGCGATTTCAACTCAGGGAAAAGCGGCTCACCCTCCAGGCGGTGCTTTTCATCCTTGGTGGCGATGGCCTCGTACTTAAGCACCGTCATGTTGTCCGGCGCGCTATCAATCAACCTCCCGATGGGGTCGTCAATATGCCAGCGGGTGAGGATACAAAGCAGGGCGCCCATTTCGGAAAAGC